TGTGACTTTGAAATTCATTTTGGAAAGGGTATTAGAGAACATGAACAAGTATTTGATTTGCTAAGAAAGCACGGTCCTGAAAAGATTGATGGTAAAACTATTGAAATTAGTGGCAATGGTGCATGGAAGTCGCTAAACGTATGGAGTGAAGATGGTGAAGAATTAGTAGAGAAAAAGTTTTACAAAGCTGACTTTGATAAAGTTATGAATGATCCTGAGCTAGGACGATATGTTGATGCTTTGCTTGAATGTGCAATGATTAGAAAGAGTGTTCAAGACGATCCAGATATCGATCCAGAAAGTTATACAGAAATTGAAGCCGTAGCATCAGAATTAGCTGAGCTTGGTGATGATGCTTATGACGATTTAGTGTAAAGAGACAAAATTGATAGATAACAAGCCAATTATTTATATTGACGGCTTGAATGTTTTTATGCGACACTTTGCTGCAAATCCTTCAAAAAGTTTAAACGGAAAGTTTTGTGGTGGAATTTTTGGATTTTTAAGAAACATTCAGCATTTAACAGAAAAATTTGAGCCCAAGAAAGTAATTGTTGCTTGGGAAGGCGGAGGGTCTTCTAGAAGAAGATCAATTGACAAAAATTATAAAGGAGGAAGAAGACCTGTAAGACTCAATAGAGAAGAAGCTGATAAAGAATATGCAAGTTCAGTTAGTGATAGAGATAATCAACTAAAAGTCCTTATCGAAATCTTATACCATACACCAGTAACGCAAATCTACGTTGATGACTGTGAAGCTGACGATATAATTTCTTACTTAGTAAAGACTAAAAAAGAGTCTATCGAAAAAATAATTGTCACTTCAGATAAAGACTACTATCAATTAGTAGACGACTATGTCAAAATATGGTCACCTAACAGAAAATGTATAATAGACAAAGAATATATAATAGAGCAATGGGGAATTTATCCTTATAACATATGTCTAGCTAGATGTTTTGCAGGCGATCAAAGCGATGGTATTAAAGGAGTAAAAGGTGCTGGTATTAAATCAATGGTAAAAAGGTTTCCAGATTTATTTAGTTGTAAAAATATTACTTATAATGATATTATTAATATGTCAAATGAAAAAGTCAAACAAGGATCCACTTTAAAGCTATATGAAAACATAATTTCATCTGCTGAAGACATAGAAAAAAACTGGAAACTGATGTATTTAGATTCTGCTATGCTAAGTGGAGATCAAATTAAAAGAGTAAACTTTCAGTTAGAGAACAAAGAAAAAAAATTAGATAAGTTTAAACTCTTAAAGATTATGAATCGAGAAGGCTTAAACTCTTTTGACATACATGAATTTATAATTGCACTAAAATCTAGACTGACATAACTAAAGGCTAAAACTTAATGAGTTACGAAAAAAACTTTTCCAAGTTCGGTAAAGCATTTCAAGAAAAAGTATTTCAATCAATGCTTACTGATACTACTTGGTCAGCGCAGATGATTGAAGTTGTTAATCCTGACTACTTTGATTTAAAGTATTTATCATATCTTTGCGAGAAATACTTTTCATATTACAGCAAGTACAAGACTTTTCCTACACTTACTATTTTGATTACGATTATCAAGGAAGATCTTTCAAAGAGCAAAGACACAGTCCTTCGTGACCAGATAATTGAGTATTTACATAGAATGAAGACAAATCCTGATGTAGGAGACTTACAATATGTAAAAGAAAAGTCATTGGAGTTTTGCAAAAGACAAGCTTTTAAAGAAGCTCTTGAGCAGTCTGTAGAGTTAATTCAAACAGAAAAATATGAATCTGTAATTAACATCATGAAAGAAGCAATTTCTGTTGGAATGCCTAATTCTGCAGGACATGATTTTTTCGATGACATCGAAGCCAGATTTGTTCAGATTAACAGACAAGTTTGTCCAACAGGTTTGGATAAAATAGATTCTCAAGAGATCTTAAGAGGTGGTCTTGGTCGTGGAGAGTTAGGAGTAATAGCAGCAAATACAGGTGTAGGTAAATCACACTTTCTTGTAGCTATGGGATGCGCTGCAATGAGAGCAGGAAAAAACGTAATTCATTACACTTTTGAACTTTCAGAACACGAAACAGGTAAAAGATATGATTCAAACTTATGTGACATACCTTCTAATGAAGTGATTGAAAGAAAAGATGAAGTAATTGACAAATACTCAAAAATGGAGTTAGGCAAGCTTATAATTAAAGAATACCCAACAGGCTCTGCTTCTGTAATGACTCTTAGGAATCATATTGAAAAATTAACGCTCAAGGGTTTCAAACCAAGTCTGGTTACAGTTGACTATGCAGATGTTATGAAATCATCTAGAGCATATGATTCTCTTAGACATGAGTTAAAACTTATTTATACAGAGTTAAGAAATCTAGCAGTTGATCTTAACATTCCTATTTGGACTGCTTCTCAAGCTAACAAGGATTCGTCCAAGTCTGACATTGTAGGATTAGAAAACTTAGGTGAGTCATATGGTAAAGCTCAAGTTGCTGATGTTGTTTTATCTATAAGTCGAAAGCCTTTAGAAAAGTCTGAAGGTACAGGAAGGATTTTCGTTGCTAAGAACAGAGCTGGTAGAGACGGCTTATTGTATCCTATTAACATAGATACAGCTAAATCTAAATTCGAAGTATTAGACGAAGATTCTTTAACGTTAAGTGAAGCTGTTTCACAAGATAACAGTGCTATGAAAGAAAAGTTAAAAGAAAAGTGGAAAGAGGTAAACTTTAAATGATTAACATTACAATCGATAAAAAATTAACAAATTTACTTTCAGAAAAAAATATTGATGTAAAAGATTACATACCTGCATATAATGGAGAAAGTGCAGGTTTGGATTTATATAACACATCAGAAGATATTTCTGTTTATCCTTCTACACTTAAAAGCAGAGATCTAAATCACAAAATACTCATACCAACTGGACTTAGAGTTATTATACCTAAAGGCTATGTGGGTCTTATTCAAGAGAGAGGTTCTGTTACAAAAACTAATCTCAAGGTAAGAGCTGGAGTAATTGATTGTGGATATACTGGAGAAATCTTTGTAAATTGTGTTAACATTGGGTATTCAAATACTATTATAAAAAGTAACGAAAAGCTGCCGTTTCAACTTGTTGTTGTAAAATGTGACAATACATTTAATGTCATTACTGAAAATGAATATTTAGAGTTGACTGAAGACTCTTCTAGAAAAGACGGAAGCGTTGGAAGTTCTGACTAAAGGGTTTAATTTATGATTAAAGAGTGCTACGGTATTAAAATTAACTATGAAAAAGACAAAGAATTAACTGATTTTTCAAGAAATCTACTTCAAGATTACTACATGCAAGATGGAGAAAGTTCTCCACAAGAAAGTTTTGCAAGAGCTGCTGTAGCGTTTTCTGGAGGCGATAATGAATTAGCGCAAAGAGTGTATGATTACGCATCTTCAGGCTGGTTTATGTTTAGTTCTCCTATTTTGTCAAATGCGCCAAAGCCAGGAGGTGAAAACAGAGGTTTACCTATATCTTGCTTTCTTACATATGTTGATGATTCACTTGAAGGTTTAATCTCACATACAGATGAGCTTAGATGGATGAGCGTTAAAGGAGGCGGCGTAGGAGGACATTGGTCTAGCGTAAGATCTAATAGTTCTATATCACCCGGGCCAATACCTTTTTTAAAAACAGTAGACAGCGACATGACAGCTTATCGTCAAGGTAAAACAAGAAAAGGTTCTTACGCAGCTTACTTAGACGTAAGTCATCCTGACGTTATGGAGTTCTTAAATTTAAGAGTACCAACAGGCGGCGATGTAAACAGAAAATGTTTTAATCTAAACAATGCTGTAAATGTAACAGATGATTTTATGAACGCTGTAATCAACAATGAAGAATGGGATCTAATCGATCCAGACTCTGGAGAAAAAAGAGAAACAGTAAATGCAAGATCACTGTGGCAAAGAATTTTAGAAGTTAGATTTAGAACAGGTGAGCCTTACGTTCAATTTATTGACGAAGCTAACAGACACCTACCACAATTTCAGAAAGACTTAGGTCTTAAAATATGGGGAAGCAATCTTTGTAATGAAATTCAACTTGCAACTTCAAAAGAAAGAAGTGCTGTATGTTGTCTAAGCTCTCTTAATTTAGAAAAATTTGACGAATGGAAATCATCTTCTATTGTCGAAGATCTAATTGAGTTTTTAGACAATGTAATTCAGTACTTTATAGAATATGCACCTGACACTCTTTCAAGAGCTAAGTTTTCTGCTGAAAGAGAAAGAAGCTTAGGTCTAGGCGCAATGGGATTCCATTCCTATTTGCAAAAAAATAACGTGCCGTTTGAATCTGTTATAGCACAAGGTATAAACAATCATATTTTTAAAGAAATTAAAACCAGAGCTAAACAGAAGACTATTGCGTTATCTTTAGAAAAAGGCGAATGCCCAGACGCTAAAGGCCATGGAATTAGAAATTCTCATCTGTTAGCAATTGCACCTAACGCTAACTCTTCAATTATAGTTTGCACTTCACCCTCAATAGAGCCGTGGAAGAGTAACGCTCATACACACCGAACAAGAGTTGG